CATTCCTGAAAAAGATGATACCTTCGTCAAGTTTGGTAATTTTAACGATATCAAAAAAATTATTCAGTCCCGTCTCTTTTACCCTACGTTCATTACGGGTTTGTCGGGTAATGGTAAAACGTTCGGTGTGGAGCAAGCGTGTTCCCAACTGAAGCGTGAAATGATTCGTGTGAATGTTACCATTGAAACTGATGAGGATGATTTGATTGGTGGATTTCGTCTTGTGAATGGTGAAACAGCCTGGCACAATGGTCCTGTGATTGAGGCACTTGAGCGTGGTGCTATTCTGCTGCTTGACGAGATTGACCTTGCTTCTAACAAGATCCTGTGTCTGCAATCTGTTCTGGAAGGTAAAGGTGTCTTTCTGAAAAAGATCGGTAAGTTCGTCAAACCTGCTCCTGGATTCAACGTGATCGCCACCGCAAACACTAAGGGCAAGGGTTCTGATGATGGCCGCTTCATCGGCACCAACGTGCTCAATGAGGCGTTCCTGGAGCGTTTCCCTGTAACCTTTGAGCAATCCTATCCAGCTCCTGCTGTGGAACAGAAAATCCTTGAGGGCATCGCTCTGGACCTGGGTGTGGAAGACCGTGATTTCTGCAAGCGCCTGGTTGATTGGGGTGATATTATCCGCAAGACCTTCTACGATGGTGGTATTGAGGAAATCATCAGCACCCGCCGCCTGGTGCATATCATCCGCGCCTACAGCATCTTCCAAGATAAGGCAAAGGCAATCCAAGTGTGTGTAAACCGCTTTGATGATGAAACCAAGCAAGCATTCCTTGAACTGTATGATAAGGTTGATGCTGATTTCCAAATGCCTTCTCAACCTGAACTGACTGTAGAATATATTGACGAGCAACCCCAGTTCTGATATAATATGGGAAGATAAAAAGTGTCTTCCCTCTTTTTATGATTGATTCAACTTTTACTATTACTATGCCTGATAACAAAAATCATCTTTGGAAATATAACGAAGATAGAATTCTGAAAGATATTGAAGATTATGTGACTAGTACTTATGGAAGTCACTATTGTGGACATAATCGAGAATATAAGGATATTCAAACTATTGACTTAATGGCAGCAAAAGATCTTGCTGTTGGTTTCTGTCAGTCAAACATTCTTAAATATGGAAGCCGCTATGGTGATAAGGATGGGCGTAACAAGCGTGATTTGATGAAAGTCATTCACTATGCTATGCTTCTGCTTCACTTTGACGGACATTATACACGTCAAGATAATGGAATTACTGAATTTACTCGCTGATTATTATGAAACTCTCTGATAAAACTCTCACTCTTCTGAAGAATTTTTCTTCTATCAATCAGTCCATTTTGTTTAAGGAAGGAAATAATCTTAGGACTATTTCTGTGATGAAAAATATTCTTGCAGAAGCAACAATTGATGAAGAACTTCCTAAGGACTTTGGTATCTACGACCTTAATCAATTTTTGAACGGACTTAATCTGCATCAGAATGCAGAACTTGATTTTGATAACGATAATTATGTTGTAATCCGTGAAGGTAGGTCACGATCTAAGTATTTCTTTGCAGACCCAAATGTAATTGTTACTCCTCCAGATAAATCCATCTCTCTTCCAAGTGAGGATGTGTGCTTCATTCTTGATACTAAGGAACTTGATAAACTGCTTAAGGCTGCTGCAGTATATCAACTACCTGACTTGTCTGTGGTTGGTGAAGCAGGTGTCGTGAAACTTGTTGTTCGCGACAAGAAGAATGATACCTCCAATGATTTCTCTGTAGTTGTTGGTGAGACTGATGAAGTATTTACTTTCAATTTCAAGGTTGAAAATCTTAAAATTATTCCTGGTTCTTATGAGGTAGTAATCTCTTCTAAACTTTTGTCACGATTTAAGAATACTGGATTTGATGTGACCTATTATGTAGCTCTGGAACCTGATTCGACATTTGGATGAACATTTTTGTAACAAGTGAATTTCCTGCCGAGAGTGCTCTCTGTCTGCCCGACAAACACATAGTCAAAATGCCTCTTGAGTGCTGCCAAATGCTCTCTATCGTAGCATCCAAGTGGTATCACAACTATGGACCCCTCCTTAAGGCAGACAGCACTCCATACAGCACAAAGAAGGGTGCATTCCGCAATCATCCTTGCACCAAATGGGCAGCAGAGAGCATCCATAATGCCTATTGGTTAATCAAGCATGGTATGAACCTGTGTGATGAATACACTCTCCGATATGGTAAGGTTCATTCCTGTTACAAGACTCTTGTAGATGCTTATTATTTGTTCCCGCGTGGTAAAATTGATAAGGTAGAAAACTTCGTTCGTGCTATGCCTGATGAGTATAAACTTGACACAAGCATTGACACTTTTACTGCTTACAAGATGTATATTGCATCCAAACCTTGGGTTGCATCTAATTATCTTCGTATGCCGGCTAGAAAACCTGATTGGATAAATTAAATTATGGCAAGTGAATTTCTTTTTGTGGAGAAGTATCGTCCTCAAGTAATTGAGGATTGTATTCTCCCTGATGATACTAAAAAAACATTCAAGGAGTTTGTAGAGAAGGGTGAGATTCCAAATCTTCTTCTTGCAGGTCCTCCTGGAATTGGTAAAACTACAATCGCAAAAGCATTATGTAACGAACTGGGGGCAGACTTTTATGTTATCAACGGATCCGACGAAGGGCGTTTCCTGGATACTGTACGAAACCAAGCAAAGAACTTTGCTTCGACCGTCTCACTTACGGGATCTTCTAAACACAAAGTCATCATCATCGATGAGGCTGATAACACAGGCAACGACGTACAACTCCTTCTACGGGCAAATATTGAGGCATTTTATAACAACTGCCGATTTATCTTCACCTGCAACTACAAGAACAAAATCATTGAACCCCTCCATTCCCGATGTGCCGTCATCGACTTCACAATCAAGGGGAAACAAAAAGCCCAGTTGGCAGGATCCTTCTTCAAGCGTCTACAAAACATCCTGGATGCGGAAGGCATTGAGTATGATCAAAAAGTCGTTGCAGAACTGGTCTCAAAGCACTTCCCAGATTTCCGACGAGTTCTCAACGAATGTCAACGATATTCTACGGGAGGAAAAATTGATGCGGGGATTCTTGCATCTTTCTCAGACATCTCTGTAAATGATCTTCTCAAATATCTTAAGGAGAAGAACTTTACAGAGGTTCGGAAGTGGGTTGTATCTAATTTGGACAATGATTCTTCTGTTATTCTTCGGAGAGTCTATGATGCACTTTATGATGCATTAGTTCCTGCTAGTATTCCTGCCGCTGTTCTTATTATTGCAAAGTATCAATATCAAATTTGTTTTGTGGCGGATCAAGAGATTAACTTGCTTGCAGCACTAACTGAAATTATGTGTGAAGTTGAATTTAAATGATTATTTCAGAGCAAGACGCCCAGTGGGCTGCAGATGAATTTATTCAATATTTTTCCCATATGGGAAATATTGAAGACTATTTGCGCTTTGTAAAGAAAGAAGTCATTAAGACAAGTAATTCTATTGTACCTTTGCACGATGAATTCTTTAATGAAGATATTCACCCAGAGGATATGGATTTTGATATTATGTTTGTTGGAGATAGATTTCAACAAGCATTACCTCAGGATCATTACAATACTCTTCTTAAGGTAGTTTCATCTCATAATAATGAGTCAAATATTCCTGGAAGGGAATTGCGTTGGATTATCTTTGAGAAAAATACCAAAAAGGTTCTTGGATTTATACGATTTGGGTCTCCAACAATTAATTCAAAACCAAGAAATGAGTGGTTAGGAAAACAACCAGATCTTTCTATTTTTAATCGCCACGCTGCAATGGGATTTGTAATTGTTCCATCGCAACCTTTTGGGTATAATTATCTCGGAGGTAAACTATTAGCATTAATGTGTTGCTCACACTTTGCAAGAGAGACACTCAATGAAGTCTTTGAGAAAGACATCGCTCTTTTTGAGACTACCTCTCTTTATGGATCAACTACAGACGCATCCCAATATGATGGTCTCAAACCATTTATGAGATACAAAGGTTTAACTGAAAGTAAGTTTCTCCCACTTCTTCATGATGAAATTTTTCATAAATTGCATGATAGATTTACATACTTGAATAACAATACTCCTTTGACTGATAATAAAGCATCGTCTAAAAAGATGAAGCGGCAGACAAAGATGATTTCAATAATTCGCAATTCACTTCAAGATCAAGAAAAACTCAAAAAATTTAATGAGGTAATTGGTACAGCATTTGATCTTACTCAAAAGAAGAGATTTTATATCTCTGACTATGGGTACGAAAATGTTCGTGAAGTAATTTTGGGAGAGCAAGATAATCTCCGTAGAGGACAGAACTGGGATAAGTTTTATCTTGAGAATATTATTTCTTGGTGGAAGAAAAAGGCAACAAAGCGATATGAAAAACTAAAATCTGAAGACCGCTTTAGAACTAAAGTAGAACTTTGGACTGATGATGACGACATTCAAATTATACGATGACTTACGAACTTAAAGATTGGTTGAACTCTATTAATTTCACCAAAGAAAATTTAATGGAAGAAGATCCGAGTTGTACTAAAGAGTATGCACCTTATATTATTAACAAGTGCCTATCGGGACAAATTGATTCTATTCTTTTTGCGAATGAAATGAATATGAATCACCAACTTGATAAAGATATGCAATATTCATTTTATCTAAATAGTCTGAGGAAAAAGAAGAGATTTTCTCCTTGGCTCCGAAAAGATAAAGTCAAAGATTTAGAATGCATAAAACAGTATTATGGATTCAGTAATGAAAAAGCATCACAAGCTTTAAAAATATTAAATAAATCACAACTTGACTTTATAAAAAAACGACTTGAAACTGGCGGAACGAAATGACTACTCAAACAATTGAACCACAAGTAAATTGGTCTCCCGATATGATGGTGGAAGTTATCCTGAACGAACCGGATGACTTTCTGAAAGTTCGTGAAACTTTGACTCGTATCGGAGTTGCATCAAGAAAAGAGAAAAAACTTTACCAATCTTGCCATATTCTCCATAAGCAAGGAAGGTATTATATTGTTCACTTTAAAGAACTTTTTGCTCTTGATGGTAAACACGCAAATCTAACTGTAAATGACGTTCAGCGTCGTAATCGCATTACTCGTCTGCTTGCAGACTGGGGACTTATTACGGTTGTAAAGGAAGATTCGGTTTCTGATATTGCACCACTCAATCAAATCAAAGTTCTTGCATACAAGGACAAAGGAGATTGGATTCTGGAGCAAAAATATAATATCGGTAAAAAAGGAAAGGGTGTAGAAACCGAATAAATAATACGAGACTCTTTTCGTGCGGTCTCTACAAAAGTCGGAACACCCTAAAAAGAGGTACGGTTTTACCGATACCTCTTTTTTTCATATCTTGTATAATTAGTATTGGATGCCGCAAGGGTCCACAAAACACAAACTCGCTTAAAAGGAGCTACCATAATGTCTAACATCACAAGGTATACTGCTGCGGATCTTCCTACCTTAATGGATAAGATTACTCGCAATAGTATTGGATTAGATGAATACTTTGATCGTATTTTCAATCTTCATGAGACAACTTCTAATTATCCTCCATATAATCTAGTTCAAGTTAGTAATGTAGAATCTAGACTTGAATTGGCACTTGCAGGATTTAAAAAGAAAGAAGTTTACGTCTATACTCAAGATGGCAAATTATTTGTTGAAGGGCAGAAGGAGGATAAAGAAACTGAATCCAGTTATATTCACAAGGGATTGGCTCAAAGAAGTTTTACTCGTTCTTGGACTATTTCTGATGATACTGAAGTTAGATCAGTTGAATTTGAAGATGGACTTCTAACAATTACTCTTGGTAGGATTGTTCCAGAACATCATAAGAGAAAAGATTATCTCTAAATAAAAATAAAAAAATGAAATCCTACGACGAATTCAAAACAATTGCATATAAGAATGCAATTCCTCACACTGTTTATTCTGGAAGAAATCCAAAACAAATTTCAAAAGGAAAGGCAGTTCCCGTAAGAAGTCGTTCAAGTGCTGGTGGTAATGGAGATGGTGACGGTGGTGGGGGAGATGGTGGAGAATAAATAGAATTGAATATCGTCGCCGCGAGGAGCACCTGGCCAAATCCAGGTTGACTCCTCCTTTTTTTATTGCTATAATACTAAGAGGTATGGAGTAAAAATGACGATTAAACTTGCACTGCTAAAATCAGGAGAAGATGTTATTGCGGACATCCAAGAAATGGTTGTTGGTGAAACTGAAGAAACTCAAAAAGTTGTTGGATACTTTTTTACCAAACCATGTGTAGTTAAATTAGCAAATCCCGAAAATGTTGTAGATAAAGACGGAAATAAATCTTTTGAAATTAGTATGTTCCCTTGGAATCCATTATCGAAAGATTTAAAAATTCCCGTAATAGCAGATTGGGTAGTTACTTTGGTTGAACCAATAGATAAATTAAAGGAAATGTATGAAAATGGAGTTTTAAATTATGGAAAACAAACTAATCAAAATACTGGTATTAATGAACAATCAGATTCTGATCAGTCAGATTGAAGAAGTTGGTGCAGATGTTGGAGAACCTGATTGTAAGTTGGTTAAACCTTTTCTTCTGAAGGAATCTCAACTCGATGTACTCCCAAGAACGTTAGAACCATTCTTAATGGGAATTACCAAACAAGATACATTTATGATGAGTTCAGATAAGATTCTTACACTTGCTGATCCAACACCGACACTTCTTGAAAAATATGAGGACTTGATTAAAGAATGAATTATTGCTTCTATACTAACGTTCAGTTGATTGGTAATCAATTTTTAGTTCGTGGTGTTGAGAATGGTAAAAGATTTGAAAATAGAGATGAGTTTTTTCCGACTCTTTTTGTAAAGACTAAAAAGGAATCTAAGTATAGAACATTAACCGATGAATTTGTAGAACCCATTCGACCGGGGACTGTTAAAGATTGTCGTGAGTTTTATAAAAAATATGAAAACGTAGATGGATTTGAGATCTATGGAAATGATCGCTATATCTATCAATACATTTCGGAAAAATATCCAGAAGATGAGATTAA